ATCGCTGATGTTGCAGCGGATAAGCAGGTTCGTGACATGACTAAGAGTCAGTTGATCAAGGGTGCCTTCCGTGTGCTAACGCTCAAATTAGGTAAAGCAAACGTCCCAATGCTAGTTACCAATCATACATATGATGTAATCGGAAGTTATATTCCCACAAAAGAAATGGGAGGTGGAAGTGGACTCAAGTACGCTTCATCAACAATTATATATCTATCAAAGAAGAAGGAAAAGGACGGTACGGAGGTTGTTGGCAATATTATCAAATGCAAAGCACAAAAATCTCGATTAACAAAGGAGAACTCACAAGTTGAAACACGTCTTTATTACGACCGTGGACTTGACAGGTATTATGGACTACTGGAACTGGGTGAGAAATACGGAGTCTTCACCAAGCGTGGGAATCGCATCGTCGTTGGTGAATCTACTGTTTATCCTAAGTCTATTCTCTCTGATCCGCAGAAGTATTTCACCCCCGAAGTGATGCAAGCATTGGATGAAGCAGCGGCTCAGGAGTTCCGTTATGGGAACTGACCTTAAAGATTATATCAAAACATATGATTCAGTTTTTACTAGAGATTTTTGTGACGCTACAATTGAAGCGTTTTCAAAATCCAACAGCGTCTATCTTGATAGAGAGCAGCGACCTTCCTTCTCGGAACTGAATATCTCTCAGGCATTCATGTCTCAGGATCCCCTTTGGATGGGAATTCAAGCACAACTAAGTCAGGATCTGATTCCCGTCTTAGAAAAATATGTCAACGATGTTGATATGATTCCAGACTTCCCTTCAAAGTATGGGTATGAAGAGTTCCGTATGAAAAAATATGAGAACAATGAATATGATCAATTCAAACCCCATGTCGATGTTGGAGACCATGCTACTGCAAAAAGATTTCTAGTCATCTTCTTATATTTGAATGATGTTGCTGAAGGTGGAGAAACAGACTTTCCTAAATTAAACTACTCAATTAAACCTGAGTGTGGTAAAGTATTGGTATTTCCACCCACTTGGCAGTACAGACATGCAGGAAAATCTCCTGTTTCAAATGACAAGTATATCGTAGGAACTTATCTGCACTATCAATGAATCTAGAAGTCACGATCCTGAGCAATCTCATCTACAATGATGCTTTTGCAAGAAAAGTTTTACCTTTTTTGAAGGTAGATTATTTTACGGACAGATCTCATAAGGTTATCTTTTTGGAGATTCATGAATATATCACACAGTATGATGCGTTACCATCTCTTAACGCAATTGGTATAGAATGTCAGGAACGAACCGACTTAAATGAAGATCAGTTCAAAGATGTTATTCAAGTTTTAAATGTCCTTTCCGATGATCCCACAGACCACGATTGGCTCCTTGATACTACGGAGAAGTGGTGTCAAGAGCGTGCGATCTACTTATCTCTTATGGAATCTGTCAAGATTGCTGACGGTCAAGATACCAAAAGGGATAAAGGTGCTATTCCTTCGATTCTTTCGGAAGCACTAGGTGTATCCTTTGACCAAAATATTGGTCATGATTATATGACAAACGCCGAAGAGCGTTTTGATTTTTACCATAAGAAGGAAGATAAGATTCCTTTTGATCTAGAGTTTTTCAATAAGATTACCAAAGGTGGACTTGTTAATAAATCTCTCAATGTTGCCTTGGCAGGCACAGGTGTTGGTAAGTCATTGTTCATGTGTCACGTTGCTGCTGCTACTTTGCTCCAAGGTAAGAATGTTTTGTACATTACTTGTGAGATGGCAGAAGAAAAGATTGCTGAACGTATTGATGCTAATCTCCTGAATGTTCCTATTCAGAAATTAGTTGATATGCCTAAGTCAATGTTTCAAAACAAGATCAAGAATCTTGGTAAAAAGACACAGGGCAAACTTATAATTAAAGAGTATCCCACTGCAAGTGCTCACGTTGGACACTTCCGTTCTCTCCTCAGCGATCTCTCACTTAAGAAGTCATTTAGACCTGACATTATTTTTGTTGATTACCTTAATATATGTGCTTCCGAACGGTATCGCCAGGGCGGCACTGTCAATTCATATAGCTATATTAAGTCTATTGCAGAGGAGCTTAGAGGGTTGGCTTGCGAAGCCAAGGTCCCTATCGTATCTGCCACCCAGACCACTCGTTCTGGTTATGGTAGCACTGATGTGGACCTTACTGATACTAGTGAGTCCTTTGGGTTGCCTGCTACTGCTGATCTTATGTTTGCCCTTATCTCTACTGAGGAACTTGAGGGTATGAATCAAATCATGGTCAAGCAACTTAAGAACAGATACAATGATCCGACAATGAACAAAAGGTTCTGTTTAGGTATTGACAGAGCGAAGATGAGGCTGTATGATGTTGAGGAATCTGCTCAGGATGATCTTCAAGATTCTGGGCAGGAAAGCGAGAAAGTCGATCTCGTAAAACGATTCACAGCAAAGAAAACCTTTCAAGATCTAAAGTATGATTGATCCAATTAAGTATGCAGAATTTGTCAATGCGGTCACGTCGCTTCAAAGCAAAGAACACGAGGCATTCGTTTATCGTATTCAAGAACTTGAGGGTCAGGGATTTCCTTCCGAGCGATTGCTTACTGCTTCTGTAGGTATGTGTGCTGAAGCAGGTGAGTTCACTGAGGTGGTAAAGAAGATTGTCTTCCAAGGCAAACCTGTTAACGAAGATAATCTGTTCCATTTGAAACGTGAACTGGGTGACATCATGTGGTATGTCATGCAAGCATGTATGGGACTTGGCACTGACCTAAATGAAATTATTGAGATGAATGTTGAGAAACTTGCATCTCGTTATCCTGATGGTGCCTTTGATGTTCACTTCTCTGAAAACCGTAAAGCAGGAGATGTATGACTGAAGAGAAATCTTCTTACGATGGGTTGACTGTCGATGTTAATGATGACGGTACATTTACAATAGAATGGGATGAAAATGATCCTCGATATTCTATCTTCAAAGGACTATCTGAGGAGCAAGTTCAAGCAATGATTCAACACGGTCTACAAGAAATTATCAACCGAGAGGAAATTCATGACTAAACGAACAAAAACTATTGGTAGTGACACCTGGGAATGGGAGGAAACTGACGAAGTTCGTAAAGCAGTTGAAAGACTGCATAAAGATATTCGTAAACTTGAAAAAGAGAACGCTGAAAACGGCGGTGATTATGGAGTCGGTAAATGAAACTACTAACACTTGAAGACTATCAAAAAGCAGGAGAAACATTTTGGCCAAAGTATTGGTATGTTGCTAATGAACTTGGTGAAGATGCAAAACCTGAACAAGTTTTGAAAGTAATGGAAGCAGTAGGTGGTCTTGCACTGAAACTTGCATTAGAGAAAAAAGAAGGACCATTTGGATTTAACAAAAAAGAGGAGGGTGAAAATGGTGGGGAATCTTGAACCTGATGAAAACGTCATGGATGACTCTCTGATTGCAAGTCGCAAATCTGCTGCTGTGATGAAAGCATTGCATGATGACATCAAAGATACTATTGCAAAACTTGGATGGGATTGTTATGATGATGTAGTTGTAGACGTTGGCGGCACGTCAGTTTATATGATTGACGGTGCTGGCACTAAGTGGGCACCTAAGAAAGGCACCCGTAAGTACAACAAAGATGCATTTATTGTAATCAAAAACCTTTCACGAAACCCAACTGTTCCTTCTATTAACGATGACCCAGAACGACTATCACACCATTCCAAGATGGAAGCAAGCGAGCAACAAAGCGATAGCGGAAAATCTTCTGACGAGCATAGCGGAGCTGGTTGATGGAAGATGGTATCGAACCGAAACCCTCGACTCCAGAGGAAACCGAACCCGACGATACATCATTGAATCCGACATTACCGAAGAACCCGATAGTTCCGAGTCTGATGTTTCTAGGAGTGATAGCAGCGACACTTAGTGTGATCGTTGCTGGTTACTTTAAGGGTAACATGCATATTGAAACCGTATGGCACAACTTGCATAATTTCAACTAAATAATCAAAAAGGACAATGGCAAACAAAGGACTTCAGTTTGAACATGCTGTCATGTATGCTGCTACTTCTAGGATTAAAGAACCTAGAACTAGAGAGCAGGAGAAGTTCTTTGTTGAAGCTGCTAAGAAATGGGACGATATTCCCCAAAATATTCAGGATACAGCAACAAAACTCGTAGTCGGTATGGCACCTAGACTAGAGATTGATCAACAAAAGTATTACGGATCCTTTAAAAAAATGTCTGGGGGTGGAACAGAACCCAAAACAGATATTATGTTTACGAATGGTACTAAAAAATATAAGTGCTCTATGAAATGGGGAGATAGTTTTCAGTTGACGAGTTCTGGTATTGATACTTCAGTTGCAACTCTTACTAAAGTTTTGAGAAAAGTTGCACAAAACATGGGTAAAAATAATATGTCTACGAATGAGTTGGGAACTCTACAACTCATTATTGAACAGATTGCTAATAAGTTTGAGAATAGAACTGGAACTTTGACTCAATCGGAAGCAGATAGAATGATGAGAGATGTTAACAAAGCAGGTGGTCTTAATGAACAACTGCAAGAAATATTAGGTTCTAGGAGAGCACCTTCAGGTGCTGCTGCATATGATGCATTCAAGTATGAACTTACAAAAGAATGTATGACAGGAGAACTTACATTTGCTGGTGACAGAGATAAAGCAGCAGATCACTTACTAACCGAACATGGTTTGAAACCTATAAATGAAGCGGCGATTCGTGAAGTGATGCAGAAAGCAGGTGTTCGTTTTTCTAAGAAGGGACGAGGGAAAGACAAAGTTACTGGTGTCCGTCAGAACGCCATTACGATTAGGTACGAAGTTTAAACTGGCACACTACATCATGGACTCGACTTTGACATGCTATAATAATGGCATAGAGACAGAGGAATCCTTGCCCAACACTCACCTAGATCACCTGGAAGATCTTATCTTCACGGGTCGTGGTCAGTTGCTCGATGCTCTCCGTGAGATCTATTCTGGTGTTCGTCTCTCTGTAAAGTGGGACGGTGCTCCTGCTATTGTTTTCGGTACTGATCCTCGTAATGGCAAATTTTTCGTGGGAACAAAGTCAGTCTTCAACAAAGTCAAAGTCAAAATCTGCTACGACCAAGAAGACATCGACAAATATTATAAGGGGACTGTTGCGGACATCCTTCGTTTATGTCTGCGCCATCTGCCTCGCCTCTCTAGCATTGTCCAAGCTGATTGGATCGGGGTCGGTGGGGGCAGTGTTTACTGCCCTAATGTTGTGGAGTATCGCTTTCCCTCTAAAACTCGTCGTGATATTATCCTTGCTCCACATACTTACTATGACGAAATTTCTCCGAATGCTGTGGGGCGGGGCGGCGTTAATCTTCCTTCTGCACTTGGCACTCAGTTCCTAGGACCTGAAGAAGCACATGCAGTACTCCGCAAGAAGGTAGGATTCAACTGGGTTCAATTCATGTATCGTCTTGCCCGTTGCAAGGTGCCTAGCGAGAAGGCACGTCCTCATATTCTCAAGCATATCAACAAATTTATTCGTGCTGGATCTCTTCCCAGTTCTGACGTAATCTACGCTACGTTAGATGATAAATATAAATGTGAAGTCAACGTGACAACACTTAAAGTGTGGCACATGATTTTCCAACTGAAACAGCGTCTACTCGATGCTATTGTTGTTAATGGAACAGTTGATTGCTACATCGATGGACAACCTTCTCAGCACGAAGGGTTTGTAACTGTTTCTGACAACCCAGTAAAACTGGTAGACCGACTGACTTTTAGTAAAGCAAACTTCAACCTTAGTAAGAATTGGACGAATGAAAAAGTTTAGTGCTTTTCTAAACGAAGCCGAAAGATCGTTCGCAGCAAAGTCTGCAGAAAAATTAAACCTTAAACATATTGGTTACGGACGTTATGCCGACGCTTCAGGCAACGTAACCCATATGAGTAAGGATGGAAAGCTTGTAAAACTATCACCAGGACAACAACCAGAGGTATCACAGCAGAATGGAGGAGAAGAAACTGCAGATGGCTCGGGTGCGGTCGATAAAGGCGCAATATCTATTACATTTGGAAGATTTAATCCACCTACTGTTGGGCACGAGAAGCTTCTGGACACAGTAGCAAAAGAGGCAAAATCAAGTGGAGGAGAGTATAGAATATACCCCTCAAGGTCGCAGGATCCTAAGAAGAATCCCCTGGACCCAGGGACGAAAATTAAATATATGCGTGCGTCGTATCCTGATCACTCTAACGCGATTGTCGATAGCGACGATATGCGTACTATTTTTGATGTTCTCAGCGCCCTCGATAATGACGGGTATAGCTCAGTTAATATTGTGGTGGGAGGCGACAGGGTTAGCGAGTTCAATAGTCTCGCAACGAAATACAACGGCAAGTTATACACATTCGATGACATCAAAGTAACATCTGCAGGTGGACGTGACCCCGATGCTGAAGGTGTTGAAGGTATGTCTGCATCTAAGATGCGTAAGGCAGCAGTAGAAGGTGACTTTGAAACATTTAGTGACGGATTAGGTAAAGGATTATCCAAGAAAGATCGAGAGGGATTATACTTAACTCTCCGAACTGCAATGCAAGTTGAAGAGTCTTATGAAGATTTCGCTGAAGCATCCTATTACCTCTATGAGATTGCACCAAAACTGGACGAAACAGGTTTACGCGAAGCATACTTCTCTGGAGGTATGTTTGAAGTTGGAACTTTCGTAGAAAATGTTAACACGGGGATCCTTGGTAAAGTCGTTAGTTGTGGTAGCAATTATGTCATCTATATTGATGAGCATGATAATGTATTTCGTTCCTGGTTGAAAGACCTGGTAGAGAAAAATGATGTATTTGGATTTGATTACACACCAGCAGGTGAAGTAGGAACTACAGAATTAGATACATACATGAGAAAACTCACCCCTGGTGAATTCATTCGCAAGATAAATAAAAAGGACAAGGTTACCAAGTAAGATGAACTTAAACGATTTACCTGATATGTCTGAGGCACTTAAAAAGGTGCAGCAGTTCGACGAAAAGAAAAAATTAGATCCCGTTGGTAAGGAAGACGACGACGTTAATAATGATGGGAAGGTAGATAGCAGCGACTCTTATCTTAAGAACCGACGCAAGACAGTAAAGGCGGCGATTGCTAAAGAAGCGTACACCGTCACCAATGCTGATAAGAAAGGTAATACCAAAGCATACCAGAACTATAAAGCAGGTATGAAGGGTAAGGACGGCAAACCTCTCTACAAGGCTGCCGATCATATGAAGGCAGAAGAGGTTGAGTTAGACGAAGCAGATTCACTTGCAGCAATGCAAGCAAGAAGAGAGAAGCGTCTTGCTGCACAAAGAAAGCGTGAAGGCACTACCGCATCTGGAAGAGACTTTGGTCACGACTATTCACTGTCTGATAAACAACAAAAAGCAAGAAGAGATGCTGAGTTTAAGGCAGGAATGAAGAAAGAAGAGGTTGAACAGACTGACGAGATGATGTCTATTGGCTCGATGAGAAATATTACGGGCATGAGTAGATCTCAGTTGGGCGTTAACACTGGTGGCAGCAACCCTCTTGGACTCACTGGCAGCAGAACTAGTGCTGGTGGTGGAATGACATATACCAATAACGCTCGTTTGTTGGCAAGAAATCCTGCTTCTTATACCAGTGGAAGCATTCCTGGTAAGTCTAAAGGCGGTAAAGTCAAGGCAAAAACCCGTAAGGAAGCATTTGCATTCTCTCTGGCAGAATTAGAGGAACTGGTTCTTCATCAAGAGGAGATTGATGCTCTGACCGATCAGCAACTGGTTGACTTCTTTGTAGAAGCAATTCAAGAACTTGCTGTCGATGAAGAGGATCTGCTAGAAATCTGTGAAGAACTGGAAGCAGTAGAACTTCTGGATGAAGCAAGTGACAAGTATTATGATTCTGCAGTGAAAGCATCCAAAGATGCTGCTAAGAAGTTGAGACCTTCACGCATGGAGCGTATGAAGGGTGCTGCTAAGAAGGCAGCAGGTGCAGTCAAGGCAGGCGTCAAGGCAGCAGGTAAAAAAGCAACTGCTACTGCTGGTAAAGTTGCTGGTGAGTTCTCTGCTGCTAAGGCAAAGCAGAAAGCAAAAGCAATGGCACGTCCCGAGAAGAAGAAAGAAGCACCTAAGAGTGATGACGATGGTACAGGTGGTAAGTTAGACGCACTGCTGAAGGATACCAGAGGCACCTCCAGTAGCAGTTCTTCCTCTGGTGGTGGCGGGGAAAGAGACGCAGGTTCTGAAGCAAGAGAGCGTCTCAAGTCTAAGAAGAAGGGTCCTGGTCTTCTCAGTAAAATCGGTAGTGCAGTTAAGAAGGGTCTGAAGAAAGCGGTTGGTAAGACTGCTCGTGCCGTATCTAGCGGTAGCGACAAACTTGCTAAGCGTATGAACGAGGACTACGATAAGATTGCACATCTGCATGAGTCTGGTTTGTTCTCTATCGAAGAGATCGAGAACGTTATCGAAGAGGGTTACAAGCCCATCGATAAAAAGAAAGAAAACAAGATGTATCGCAGAGCAGGTAACCTGAGTCGTGAAGCACTTAGTAAAGGAATGAGTACTAAGGAAGGTTCTAAGGCACAGGATAAGTCTGGTAAGATTGTAAGCGCAATTTCTCGTCAAAAAGAGAAAGAGCGTTTCGATAAAATGGTAGACCATGACGCGAGGAAATGATGTTATCGTTTAATCAACTACAAGAAAAGAAAACCAAGATCAAGATCAATCCTAAAAAAGAGGATGTCATGGAAGGTTCTTGCGGATCCTACTCTAAGGGTGGTGAAGTAAAGAAAAACCATGGTGAGGATTGCGATTGCACCAAGTGTGATAAAAAACGTCGCAAAGAAGATCTTGGTGATGAAAAAACAGTATCTACGGAGGCACTAGCTTATGACAGTCAGGAAGAAGTTTCAGAAGAAGGCAATCAAGAAATCGCAGAAACTGAAACTAAAACCCTCCTGACATTTGAAGAACTTCAGTACGCGAAGACTTTGAATGAAGAACAACTTCAGGAATTCCTTAAAGGTCTTTTTGGTGGTGGTAACAAAGTTCCAAGCACTGCCAATGCTCCCACCAAACACAATCCTGGTGGACAAATGCCTAGTCATGTAGGTCTTGCTGGAAAACTTGGGCAACGTCGTCAGATGATGAATCAACTCTTGGGTCAACCAGATCAAAAAGTTCTAGGTTTCTCCAAAGGTGGTAAGGTCAAGAAGAAAGTCAAGAAAGAAGAAGTAGAACTGGTAAATGAAATGCCTTTACCTGGAGCAGGTAAGCAGGGTGCAAACATGGGTTCTTCTTCGGGTGGTGGTCCTCGTGTTGGGGGAACTCCCGCTAATGCATCTACCGCTGCATTGGCACTTGGTAGATCAAAAGGTGGTCTTGTTAAGAAGAAAAAATCTTACAAGGAATCATTAGAAATCTTTGAGAAAAAGAAGGAACTGTCGATCGATGATCAGATGAAAATCTCTAGGGAGTACAATAGAAAGTCTCCTGAAGAGAAGAAGGCAGCAAACAAAAAAGCAATGGGCAGTGTCAAAAAGGTTACTCCTAAAAAGGACACCAGAACAGACGCTCAAAAAATGACTGATGCCACTGGTCCTCGTCCTGGTTCTCGCTACAGAGGTGACTGATGACTAACGAAGAGTTAAAACATCTGGAGAAAGAAAAAGAACATAAAGAACGTGACGCTCGCATGAAATATGGTAAGCGTTACAAAGATGTTCTTAAAAAGCAAAAGGAAGCAAAGGATAGACTTCATCATGACACCAGAACCAAAGGTGTTCGTTTCTATGATAAGAAAGGTTCTGGTTACATGAAGGATGGGGTGAAAAAATATGATTGAGCCTATATAAGGTAGACCCCTTATTAGGATAAAATCATGTTAGCATTCTTACTTCCTCTCGCTAAAAAAGTTGTAGCGGATGCAGTATCGCGTATTCCTGATGACGCGGAACTGGGAGAAAAATTGATCGATATCTGCATCTTGGTTTTAGAGAAAGCAGTTAAACTCACGAAGACAACCGCTGATGATAAGCTGTTAGAAGCAGTGAAGGCAGCACTTGTCACTCGTGACGGCGAATAATTTATAAATAACTAAACGGAATACAACGTCGGAGAAACAATGTCTTTATACGGAAGAGTTGACTCCACTGCTAACCAGACCGCTGTCGGTCTTACTATTGGTAACAGCGGTGGGTCTGTAACAAAAACAATCGTCTTTTGTGACGAAACAGAAGCAGCGTTAGCAGCAAACAAAGGTCGTGGTATCACAGCACCTGGTTGGTGGGCATATCACACATATACAGATTCTTCTGGTGCAACTCGCCACAGAGCAGAGCATCTTATGGCTCTGACTAATCCTGAAGCGAACGCTGATGAGACCCTGGCTGATGACACCATCGCAGCAGATGCAGCGAATACCATCACGCTCAGCACCAACAACACCGACAAGACTACTTCGTCTGGTGCAGCAACCTTCCTGGTCGCAGCATCCGTTACCAACTCTGGTACCGCAACCTTCCAATGGCAGAAGAGACTTACCTCCTCTGGTCGCTTCCAAAATGTCTCTGGTGCAACCAGCACATCTCTGGCACTCACAGGTCAGACAGCGGCAAACGATGGCAACCAGTATCGTGTTAAGGTCAACTCTAACAACGGTGCTCCTGAAGTAATCTCCGACGTAGCAACACTGACATTCGGTAGCTAATGAGATTTGACGAACTGAACGAATCCAATTACGTTCTGTTCGCCGTTAAGCATTATGAAAATCCTCACTGTGTTACCAGAGAGGATTTTGATGAAGATGTAAAACGTTTCAAATATTTGAAACGTCTACTCAAACGTTATCTTAGAGGGGGTCCACTGAGGACCCATCTCATTATCAATCATCTTATCATTCTTTATAATGTTTTTGGTGAAGCAGCAACGCCTCTGTTGTTCTATAAGTTTGAACAAGAATATTGGTCTATCTTAAAAACATTCTTAGTGTATTTGAATAAATACCCTGTAGGATGTATTCCTGAGTTACAAATTAGAGAAGATATCTTAGAAGAGTTGGAGCAACTATGAACGAAGAAATGATGACAACTGGTTTTACTGGTGCGGATGCGGCAGAAGGTCCTACTGCTGGATATGATCCTGTCATGAAATTTCGTAAGAAAGTGAAGAAGAGTAAGGATGACAAGAAACTTGTTATGCCTGGTAATAAACTTGGTGAGTCTAAAGAGAATCCAACAGAACCTTCTAAACTGTATCAATATAAAGTTAATATTCCCGAAGTTGGTGAAACTGTAGTTTATGCTAACTCACCTGCAGAATTGCAGAGAAAGCTTCGTATGATTATTATGCCTGCTCACAGGAAAGATATTAAGATTGAAAGAATTATGCCCGCTGCTGCTGGCAAACTTTTCATGGATAAGCGCATGAAGCATATGCGTAATGTGAAAGAAGAAATGGGTGCTGATGAAGGCGCTCTGAAGAAACAAGCATCAGATAAAGTTGCTGTAGAAAGAAAGAAAATTGCTCTCAAAAAGCAAGAACTGCAAAAACAGTTACAACAAAAAACTGCTATGCTTAAGAAACAAGCAAGGGCAGGAGTAGAACAAGACGCAACACGCTGATGGCATTCGGATTTGGAAAACTTGCAGTACTAGAATCTAAACTTGACATTTACGAAGATCTATCTAAGGAAATGTTGGACAAGTTAGAACGTGCTGTAGGAACTATTTCCGAAAATAGTAATAAGATTGCTATAATTTTAGAGAGGCACGAGACCAGATTAGATGAGGGTGATAAGTCTAATCAACTCATCATTAAGATGATCGAAGAATTAAAACAAACTCATGAGAAGGATAATGAAGTCCTCCATGAAAGAATTTCTCAGGTTCAAAAGAAAGTAGATGTCAACGCTAAGTTTGTAATTGGTGCAGGTGCTGTTCTAGCGACACTGATAGCAGTGTTACAGGTTGTCCCTCCAATTGTTGACACGTTGACAAACATAGAAAAGAGTAGTAGTATAGACTCAACGGCAGTCTATACTATTGTCTAATTTTGTTGATGCACATTACGTCAATCTTCTTTCTGGGCGTCTAGATAAGTTTGTAAGAAAGAAAGATGATCTATATAACTTTCGCTGTCCTTATTGTGGTGACTCACAGAAGCACAAGAATAAGGCGCGAGGTTATTTTTTTCGTCTGAAACAGGACATGGTATTCAAATGCCATAACTGTGGCGTAGGAAGAACGCTGCCAAATTTTCTCAAAGACAATGCTCCTGATCTCCATGACGAATACATCATGGAACGCTATAAGTCTGGAACTACAGGTAAAGGATCATATGTTCCCAAACCAAAATTTGAAAAACCTAAGTTCAAGAAAAAAGGTCAGTTGCGAAGCATCTCTGAACTAAATAGTGATCACCCAGCAACAGGATATCTACTTGGCAGACAAATCCCTAAACAATTTTTTGAAGAAATTTACTACACAGAAAGATTCTGTACATGGGTTAACACACAAAAACCATGTTTTGAAGAGGTCTCTCGCGATCACCCTAGAATCATTATCCCGTTCATCGATGAAAACGGTGAATGGTTTGGATTCCAAGGAAGATCCCTCAGACCAAACGACAAACTCCGATACATAACCATCATGTTGGATGAGTCTAGAACTAAGGTATACGGTCTCAACAGAGTTAACTACAACAAAACTGTATACGTTACTGAAGGACCATTCGATAGTCTATACATAGATAACGCGATTGCAATGGCAGGAGCGGATGTAGATTGGACTTTACTGGATGGTAAAGATGCTGTCTTTGTTTATGACAATGAACGGCGCAATAAAGAAATTGTCAATCGTATTGCTAAAGCAATTGACAAAGGTTTTGAAGTCGTGATATGGCCAGAGAATCTCGATGAAAAAGATCTAAATGACATGTTCATAGCTGGACATGATGTTCAATCTCTGGTAGAATTCAACACATACTCAGGCTTAGAAGCACACGTTAAACTAACTGAATGGAAAAAGGTATGAAAGACATTTATGTAATCAAGCGTAGTGGAGAGAAAACTCTGCTGAACCTTGATAAGATTCATGCTATGGCAGAACACGCTTGTAGGGGTCTTGCAGGGGTCTCTGAGAGTCAAGTAGAAATGAATGCCAACCTGCAATTTTTTGATGGTATCAAGACCTCAGACATTCAAGAGATTCTGATTCGTTCTGCTAACGATTTGATTTCTTTGGATGCTCCTAACTATCAGTTTGTTGCTGCTCGTTTGCTTCTGTTTGGTCTTAGGAAGGCAGTATACAATGGTCATCCTGATGGACACCCTCCTCTTTTAGAGCATGTCAAGAAGTGCGTAGATCTTGGTGTCTATGATTCCACTATTCTTGATAAGTATACTGATGAAGAGTGGGAGAAACTGAATGGTTTCATGGATCATGACCGAGACTATTTGTTTACATATGCTGGCATTAGACAAGTAGCAGATAAATATCTTGTACAAGATAGAAGCAGTGGTGAAATCTACGAGACGCCCCAGTTCATGTATATGATGGTGGCGGCAACACTGTTCCAAGATGATGATAAGTTCTATCGTCTCGAATACGTCAAAAAGTATTATGACGCAATCTCCAAACACCGACTCAACATTCCCACACCTATCATGGCGGGGGTGCGAACTCCGCTTCGACAATTTGCGAGCTGTGTTCTTGTTGATGTTGATGACACCCTCGATAGCATTTTTAGTAGCGACATGGCTATTGGTCACTACGTTGCACAACGTGCTGGAATCGGCATTAACGCAGGCAGAATCAGGGGCATCAACGCTAAAATCAGGGGCGGTGAAGTTCAGCACACAGGCGTTATTCCATTTCTCAAAAAGTTTGAGGCAACTGTCAGATGCTGCACTCAAAATGGAATCCGAGGTGGATCAGCTACTGTCCACTTTCCAATCTGGCACCAAGAAATCCAAGACATAATCGTTCTAAAGAATAATAAAGGAACCGAAGATAATCGTGTCCGTAAACTAGACTATAGTATCCAGTTCAGTAAACTCTTCTATGAACGATTCATCTCCAACGGCATCATCTCCCTATTCAGCCCTCACGACGTGCCAGGTCTTTATGATGCTTTTGGTACTGATTCATTTGATAGTCTCTATGTGGACTATGAATCAGATCTCTCTATTCCAAGACAGACTATCGGCGCTCAAGAACTCATTCTTAGTCTCCTGAAGGAGAGAGCAGAGACTGGTCGTATTTACATCATGAATATTGACCACTGCAATACTCACTCGTCCTTTAAGGACAAGGTTACTATGTCTAACCTGTGTCAGGAGATCACTCTTCCGACTGATCCTATCAATCATATTGATGGGTTGGGAGAGATTGCTCTGTGTATTCTGTCCGCTATCAACGTCGGTAAACTGAAGTCTCTTGATGAACTAGATGAACTGTGTGAACTCGCAGTTCGTGGTCTGGATGCTCTGATTGACTATCAACAATATCCTGTTAAGGCAGCAGAGAATAGCACTAAGAATCGTAGATCACTTGGTATTGGTTTCATTGGTCTGGCACATTATCTTGCTAAGCATGGTGCCAACTATGATTCTCAGAAGGCACATGATCTGGTTCATAAACTCACTGAGAGGTTCCAGTATGCTCTTCTGACAGCATCTAATCGTATGGCAATGGAGAAGGGTCCTTGCGGTTATTTTGGTAAAACCAAATACGCTGATGGAATTCTTCCTATCGATACATATAAGAAGGAAGTGGACGAAATTGTACCGAATGACCTTTCATGTGATTGGGAGTATCTCAGGGGACGCATTGTGGAATACGGGTTGCGACACAGCACTCTGTCCGCACAGATGCCTTCGGAGAGCAGTTCCGTTGTGTCAAACGCTACCAATGGAATCGAGCCTCCTCGCGACTACTTGTCCGTTAAGAAATCGAAGAAGGGACCTCTTAAGCAGATTGTGCCGTCCTATACCACGCTCAAGGGGGCATACACCCTCCTCTGGGACATGCACAACAACGACGGATACATCAAAGTTACCGCCGTAATGCAAAAGTTCTTTGATCAGGCAATCAGTGGCAACTGGAGTTACAATCCAGAAAACTATTCTGATAATGAAGTGCCTGTTTCTGAGATGGCAAAGGATCTTTTGACCACTTACAAATATGGTTGGAAGACATCTTATTATCAAAATACATATGATAATAAGAAAGACGGAGAGGAGGTTGAACAAACACCATCCGTAGACAATTTAATTGACCAACTTATCACAGAAGAGGAAGATGACTGCGAGTCCTGCAAAATCTGAAGTAGAAGGAATGACCGTTTTTAATAAAACTAAAGTAGATACAAAAAATCAACCTATGTTCTTTGGACAACCTTTGGGGGTCCAAAGATATGATGAATACAAATATCCTGTATTCGATAAACTAACCCAGCAACAACTGGGATATTTCTGGAGACCAGAAGAAGTTTCCTTACAAAAAGACCGTAGTGATTACCAAACTTTATCGGATGAGCAGAAGCACATCTTTACCAGCAATCTTAAATACCAAATCATGCTGGATTCTGTACAAGGGCGTGGTCCTGGGATGGCTTTTATCCCTTACTGCTCACTCCCTGAGTTAGAAGCATGTATGACAGTATGGGAATTTATGGAGATGATTCATAGTCGTTCCTATACATATATCATTAAGAATGTTTATTCTAATCCTGGAGAAGTCTTTGATACTATTCTAGACGATCCTAATGTTATGTCTCGTGCTGCATCGGTAACAGAGTCTTATGATGACTTTATTAAAGAAGCACATTCATATGACAATGGAACTATGTGGCAACTAGCAAGAGAAGGACATATCTCTGGCACGATTGAACGTCGTGAGTTGAAACGTAAACTCTATAGGGCAATTGCTAATGTTAACATCCTGGAAGGTATTCGTTTCTACGTTTCCTTCGCGTGCTCGTTTGCTTTTGGCGAGAATAAACTTATGGAAGGCTCAGCTAAGATTTTATCTCTTATTGCGAGAGACGAAAGCCAACATCTGGTTATCACGCAAAATATCCTCAGGAAATGGAAAGAGGGGGATGACCCAGAAATGAAAGAGATCGCTCAAGAGGAGAGCGGTTATGTAACTGAAATGTTTAAGCGTACAGTTAACGAGGAGAAAGAGTGGGCTAACTATCTTTTCAAACAGGGTAGTTTGATTGGACTCAATGATCGTCTGTTGTATAATTACGTTGAGTGGATTGCAAATCGTAGGATGAAAGCGGTTGGTATTAAACCAATCTATGATATTCCTGCAAAGAACAATCCATTGCCCTGGACAGAGCACTGGTTAAATAGTAAGGGACAACAAAACGCCCCCCAAGAAACCGAAATCGAATCTTACGTTGTTGGAGGAATTAAACAAGATGTCACCGCAGGAACCTTCGCAGGATTTTCTCTCTGACGCAGAGTGGGATGATCCCCGCAGACAATTTTTCGATGAAGTTTTGGATCATGAGGGTCAATTCTCTAACCCTCATGCCGAACTTCTTTGGGAAGCAGAGAAGAAGAAAGCGTTACAGCAACAGATGAGAAACACACGCCATAGTGTTGATAAGAGTCAAGACTTCATTGACAGTGGCATGACTTTGATTACAGATCCCGAATCCGACAGATACTTAAACAAAAATAAAAAGGTATCCGAGTGAACTACATTTGTTATGGATTCATGATATAAATATAGATGTAGCAATACTGTATCAGTCGCTACAACTTATACGTTCATCTCACAATGCTCAGCACTTTACTGGCATTGACCTTAGCCTCTCATGATGCGTCACCCTATGGGTGGCATATGACTTGTGAAAGGTTTTTACAAAAACGGATTGAAATCCTTATGGACGACAATCTAGACCGAAGAACAAAATATAACCTTATAGGTTATTTTAAGTCTAAGGTTGACGGTCAGTGCAATGATGTGTTAACATAGTGAGACGCAAGTAAGTCGCGGAACGGAGCGTTCATCCCATGTTTGAGTTATTACTCTATTCCAATATTGCTTGTGTTGATGCTATCGAAATTATCGAGCGTATCAATGCACATGAGCATATGGAAGCGGCAATCAGAACGGAGCTTATTGAAGTAGTTCAAGAAGCATCCCCCGAATGTCCATGGGACGCAAACGACTGAAGGAACGGGGACTACCAACCCTAGTATTTCAGGAGTAAACTTATGAACACCCTTAACCTTATCAAGAAGCAGATCAACAAAGCATCTGCCCTTCACGATGCACAGATCTCTCATACTGCTTATCGTGGTGTTGAGTACAATGTAAACTGTGCTGAGCATAAGGATGCCCATGGCACCTATTGCTATCGTGGACACGTCTACACCAAGTGAGGTAGACATGTTAGCACTACAAACAGTCGGATTGATGTCTCTTGGATGCGTAGCATTCATCGGCATGATCTACGGAGAACTTCTCCTCCTACAAAAAGTGTGAGGGGGTAGGACAAATGCTGAAGGTCAGACTTGAATATGACCTTCCAGAGTTTGATCCAGAGAAACACGATCCAGATAAAACATTCGCTTTTTTAACTTATCG